ACCCGAACGAAGATGTTATTATTATCCATTTGGGCCGGTCGTTGACCGACGAACAGTTTGAACGGGTGCAACGTTCCGTAATTGCGTTTATGAACGCACGATGGCCGGATGTTGCGCACATTGGAATTGATAGTTGAATGGACGTTGACACGATGCAAATAACCCGGGCGTTATCGGAACACCCGGAATTGTTTTTACAAGAGGGCGCACGGCGAAACCTGTTGTGGTTCGCGCAATATATGGATTCGAACTTTCAACCGACGCCGTTTCATAAATCATATTACCGGGTTTTGGATATGTTCGCCAAACGCCGGATTAAGAAATTGATTATACAGGCCCCGCCGCAACACGGCAAATCGCAAGGTTCAAGCCGGTTTCTTCCGGCCGATATGTTGGGATTGTACCCGGATATTCGTATTTGCATTTGTTCGTATGCGGCCACGATTGCAAAGGATTTCAACCGGGACGTTCAACGGTTGATTGATTCGGAAAATTACCGGGCCGTTTTCCCGGAAACCGTGTTGAACGGGTCAAATGTCGTAACGGTTGCCAACAATTACTTGCGAAATTCGGACGTGTTCGAAATCGTGAATCATACCGGTTCGTTGCGTGTCGTTGGCCGTGGCGGTTCGTTGACGTCAAAGACGGTTGACGTTATGATTTACGATGATTTGTACAAGGATTCTTCCGAAGCGAATAGCCCGATTATCCGGGCGGCCGCGTGGGATTGGTTTACCAAGGTCGCACAAACCCGTTTGCACAACGATTCGCAACAACTAATCGTGTTTACACGATGGCATCCCGACGACATTATTGGTAAAATCATTGATTCGGAAAAGGTCGTATTTGTCGAATCGTGGTCCGACCTTGAAAACATCCCGGCCGGTGCTTGGGTATTGGTCAATTTCGAAGCAATCAAAACAGGCCAACCAACGGAAATTGACCAACGCGAAGCCGGGCAACCGTTGTGGGCGCAACGCCATTCGTTGGAACGACTATTGGCGCAAAAACAATTGGACCCGTTGGGTTTCCAATGCCTGTATCAAGGAAACCCGGGCGACGCAACGGCGTTTCTTTACCAACCGTTCAAAACGTGGGTCGAAAAATCGGATTGGGGTCAATATATCCGTTCTGGATGTTACGTTGATGTTGCCGACCAAGGCGACGACTTTTTGTTTGCCGCGTCTTATGACATTTACAAATCGGAAAACCAAATTTGGAATGAGAACAAACGCCGGTATGAACCGTTGTTGTTCGCGCTGATAACAGACATTGAATTTACCGACGAATCAACGGACGTTACGGCCGTAACCGTTCCCCGGTTGATAAACAACAATGGCGTTCAAAAAGCGTGGATTGAATCGAACAACGGCGGTTCCCAATTCGAAAAGACCGTGAAAAAAAAGGTTCGGGCGTTGACCGTTCCGTTTTACCAAGGCGAAAACAAAGAATCCCGCATTGTCACGGATGCGCCGTTTGTAAATCAACATATCATTATGCCGTTCGGGTGGGAAATCCGGTACAAGAAATTCCACGACCATATCGTTGGATTTTTGCGTAAGATTGATGCGAACGAACACGACGACGACGCCGACGGATTGACCGGAATATACGAAAAAGAAATTGCCGACGGGAATACGAAGCCATACGGCGCGGCCAATCGTGGCGTCCGGGTCCATTAAACGCGATTTTGGGCGATTTAAGCGACTTTTAGCGAAAAAATGAGGAATTACCCATTTTTGAAAAGAAATGCGATTTAACACGATTTTTATGAAAAATAACTATTTTTGCAATCGAAAGCGGCTACGGGTCGCCGTGAAAATCATTTAACACTTAAAATTACAAGATTATGTCTTTGATTTGTCAATGTCCGGCCGCCGCCGCAATCCCGACAATCCCGAATGTCACTTGCCCGGAAAATTTCGGCCAAATCCAAAAGGTCGCGTTTCAACGTTTGCGTAAAGCCGACGGAACGCGCAACAGTTTTACTAGTACGGCGTCCATCCTTTTGAAAGCGTCTTGGACCGCACAATTGGCGGCCACCGACGGCGGAAAAATCGTCGTGTCCCCTTACATCAATGCACCGGCCGATTCCGGCGGCGATGCCCGTATGACGTCCGGCGGAAACGATGATTTGGGCGGCGTGGCCCAAGTGTTGGGCGGCAATCCCGTTCAATTCGACGGCCAAATCCGTTCCGTTCCTCAATCCGTCATTAAGGCGATGAAAGAATTGCAATGCGAAGCCAACGCGGGCAACCTTGGCGTTTTCCTGTTCGACGAAAACGGGAAAATCGAAGCAATCAAGGACGCCGCGACCGATGGCACGTATTACCCAATTCCGATTCGTGGCCTTTTCATCGGTTCCAAGATTCACGGCAATTTCGACGCCAAGGATTCCAACGCCATTTCTTGGCAATATCCCGACAATTATTCGGACGATTTGGTCATTGTCACGCCAACCGACTTTAACCCGCTTACTGATTTGGTCCCTGCTGAATAATGAACGCCAAGACAACCACGGTAACGTTGGTTGCAAACGGCGTTACCCGGGAATTTGAATTTTCCCACGCGGAACGCCTGTTGAGGATGCCACGCAACGGCGGTTGGCATTTGCCGGAAAAATCGAAATTCGAATTTGTGGATTATGGGTTACGACGTCGCCAAGATAAGAAAGGAAATAGCGGAAAATAAGCGTTCCGCCGTTTTGAGCCGTGCGAAATTGCACCAAATGCGCATCAAATTTCACACGGTTAAACGGGTTACGTCTTTCAATTCGCCGTACATTTCCATTCCGCTAACGCAATTTCTTGCGATGGCGGAAAATATCTTGCCGCACGATAAGTTTGTATTGTTCAAAGCACTTTTCCGTTATCCCATCAAAACCAATGAGATAACGGAAATATGCTTTGATAAATTAAGCCGCATTTTCGACGGAAGAAATCCCGCGTTCAATTATCAATTCGCAAATTCCGCCCAACGCGATGATTGGGAACAATACAGGCAAACCAAGTTGAACGAACCCGAAATATGGTCAACGAAAGGATGGGAATTTTTCAAATCCGAAATCAATTCCGTTTTGATTATTGACGTTGCCCGGGAACAGACAACCGAATTGCCCGAACCGTATTTTTATTGGCTTCCTATTGACGACGTTATTACGTACAAGGCCGACCCGACAACGGGCCAAATGGATTTTATCGTATTCCGTCGCCGCGATGAAATCATTGTTTTGGACGATGAAACGTACAGGGTTTGGGACGATAAGAAGCACACCGGCCAATTGGTCGGTATGCCGAAAATCGAAGCGGCCCACGATTTGGGTTATTGCCCGGCCCGGTTCTTTTGGAATGAACCAATTTCGTTGGATGAACCGGACGTAAAGGCGTCCCCGTTGTCCGCCGAATTGGAAAGTTTGGATTGGTTCGAATTTTTCCACATTTCCAAACGCCAATTGGACCTTATGGGCGCATATCCCATTTTGTCCGGGTACGAACAAAGTTGCGATTTCACGAACGCCGAAAACGGGGATTATTGCGATGGCGGGTTTTTGCGCGACAAACAAGGCCGTTACCGGTTGGATATGGCCGGATTACTGTTGCGTTGCCCGAAATGCGGAAACAAACGTATAATCGGGGCCGGTTCGTTCGTGGAAATCCCCGTACCGAACGCGGAAGAAAACCAACCCGATTTGCGTAACCCCGTCCAAATCTTGAACGTTGACCGCAACGCCCTTGATTACAACGTTGAGGAACAAAAGCGGTTGCGCGAAGAAATCATTACGGCCGTTGTGGGCCAAGATGAAATCGTAACGAACCGCGATGCGTTCAACGAACAACAGGTGCAAGCGAATTTCGAAAGCGTCACAACCGTTTTGAACCGGGTTAAAAAGGGTTTCGAACAGGCCCAACAATGGGTTGATGAAACCATTTGCCGGTTGCGTTATGGAAAGTATTTCATTTCGGCAAAAATCAATTACGGCACGGAATTTTACTTGTATTCCACGGATGAATTGCGGAAACGGTACAAGGCCGCCAAGGATGCGGGCGCGTCGGAATCCGAATTGGATATGATGCAAAACCAAATCTTGGAAACCGAATACCGGAACGACCCGACGCAATTACGCCGTATGTTGATATTGGCCGAACTTGAACCGTTCCGCCATTTGTCACGCGTTGAGGTTTCCGAACTGTTTGATAAAAACTTGGTTTCCGAAACGGATTTGCGTATTAAATTGAATTTTCCCAATTTTGTACGCCGGTTCGAACGTGAAAACACCAACATTTTGGATTTCGGTTCGGAAATACCGTACCAACGCAAGATTGAAAAGATTACGGCCGAATTGCGGCGATATGCGGATGAACAGAAACCGCAACCGGCCAATGTTTAACAATAAAACCGTGTAAAGCGATGATTACAAAAGACGGGCGCGATACCCCGATTGAAAAGTTGACCGCCGAAAATTACATTGTTCCCACGGGCGAAGAAAAGGACTACCACGCCGTTATTGAGGTCGTGCAATTCGACCCGAAAACCGGCAAGCGTGTTTCCCGGCCCCGGGTGCAAAAATTCGGCAAAAAGATTTTTGAAGCCCACGTTGCGGATTCCTTGCGGAAACAGGGTTACACCGTTACGATTTTGCACGATCCGAACGTGTGGTTGAAAGAACAGGCCGCCAAGCGCGAACAGGCCGCCAAGGAAGCCGCCGCCGCCAAGGCCAAGGCCGACCAAGAAAAATTCGATGCGGCCGTTGCCGCCGCCGTTGCCAAGGCCCTTGCCGAACGTGAAGCCGCCGAACAGGCCGCCAACGCCGACAACAAGGCCGAAACGGAACAACCCGCAAAGAAACCGGGACGTCCCGCCAAGGAAAAGGAATAACAACCATTTAACAAGTTACAATTATGGCACAAATCGCACAACAGGACCATTTGTTCATTGAGGTTTCCGCGTTGGGGACCTTTACCGACGCCCAAAAGGCAAAGTTGGTCGAATGTTACAAGGCCGGAACAATCCTTGACGTCGTGCAACGCGCGGCAACCGGCGTTTCCAAGTGTATTTCCGCATCATACGCGGATGCAAGCACGACCCGCACGTACACGTTTGTTTTCGGCGGCGCAACCTTGCAAAGCGTTACCGCCACGGAAACCATTTCCGCGTAACGTCCGATTGGGCGATACCATAACAAGACATTACCAAAAATTCAAAGGGAAAGAATTATGG